AATGCATATACATCAAAAGGAATATTTACTTTCTTGCAAAACATCACAAGGTTTAGCAACTGTTTGATTGTCGCATGGATTTTATCCTGCATCGAACCAGACCAATCAATGAACATCACAAGACCGTGAGACTTACCATTGGGAATCTTGGTCATACGCGCAAAGATATCATCGGTGATCTTATACTCATGGATTCGATCCATGTTCAGTTCACCAGTTTTCGAAACCTTGGCACGGCTTTGTTGCGTTGCATTTTTACGCAACTCAAATTCTTTTACAAGATAGGAAACAACCTTGTTCGATTCATTCTTAAAGGAAGTAAATTGCTTACGCAACTCGGTAGGACTGTAAATATAGGTATTATTTGCATTATAGTCTTTGAATTCTTGCAAAATTTCCTTGTGAGATACAATCAACTTATCAATTTGAAGTTTGGGAATGTTTGAGTAGATAACATCACGCTTTCCCTTAGTGTCATAGAGTTGTTTTTCACGCTCACGGAAAGAGTTGTCCGTTTTAGACTCTACATCATTAGGATTTCTTTTGTTAGATGCTTCTCCACCTTCTTTGGTTTTTTCGCCTTTGTTTTCGTTTTGCGTTTCGCCTTGTTTTTTGACGAACACATTCGAATCCTGATCTTCACCATCAGCCTGCACGGAAGAAGTATCACTATCAGACTCTTCGATTTCAAAATCAGAATCACCTTTTGCAATGGATTCCAATTCTTCTTCCGTCAGTTCATCTTCACCGTCGTCCGAAACTTTGATCTTGATTTTTTTCTTTTCTGATTCTTCTAGTTCAGCCTTCATAAATTCCTGAACCTTACGGGCAATAGTAACCACTTGGTGCCAAGTTTCAGTAGATTCAATTTCACGCAGGAGTGCGGTTTCTTCGGCAGAGAAGATAATGCCTTGAGCCGGTCCACCTTTGGTATACAGGTTGACACGGTCAATAAAATTGAGTTCGTTCAGGTTTTTATCTTTAACATCGAAAAAGTCCATTTCCATCAGTTCGGCATACGCACGAACAAAGGAAGGCTTGAGGCCTGGGAAACGGCGCTTAATTTTTTTCTCAATACGGACATCCTCACACACATTGAGAATGGATTTGTTAACTTTATGCTCAACGATTGAATCGTGCCAGCCTTCAGCAGGCGTTTCCAATGCGTGACCGACTTCATGGCCAAGCAAAAGATCATAAAGTTGTGAGGAAAGATTGCCGTTAAGAATCGGAACAGTCAAAACTCGACTATGAATGTCAAAAAATGCAGTAGGAACATTGCGTTCCTCAATGACGAGGTTTTCCGTGGCCATCAGGCGAGCCAAATTTGATTTTGCTTCAACTAGCATGTGTTTTTCCGTTAAAAAAGTGCGACAATGATGTTATTATACGCAAAAAAACGCAAAAAGTCAAGAAATTTTTGAAATAATTAAATTGCCGTCCTCGGAAACTTCTAAATTTAGATTATCCCCGGGATTCCAGCCCATTTTTTCACACATTCCTTCAGGAAATGTCAAAATACCGTCTCCGGAGCCATCATTTGCATCTTCAATGTGTCCGTAACCAAGAAAGGTTTCTTGTGGATTGACCCACGCATGTACAACCTTAGACAAATCCTCATACCAAGTGGTTTCTTCATGCGTATGCATAATCATTCTTTCTGTGTTTTTGTTGCCGTTGATATTTTGTTGCAATTTTATGACGCACGGCGGGCTTAATCGGTGTCCGACAAACAGGTTTACGAATTTTTATATCAATCTTCATTTTAGCGCCTCATCTTAGAGATTTCTACGGCATCGGAATTGTTAAAAACAGGTACAGCATTGGATTTATGCATCGTGGCAATACCGAGAACTTTATCACCAGTATAAACTTTTGGTGGTGCGGCTGTTGCTACTGCCAATCCAGTATTTAGAGAGGGAATGTGTTTCGTAGTACTCCGGCCGGCCGGCACCGACAAGCTGTAAGTAAAAGGTTTACTTACCTCACGAATGGTTTTTGTCGGTTTATGTTTGGCCAACCAAGCCGCATATTCCTCGCGTTCCTTTTTAGGACGCAGTTTAGGCTTGGATTTCCGAACTGAAGTGAGAATCATCATTTTATCTGCTCCAAAGATATTTGTATTATATCGCAGGAACAGATAAAAGTCAATAGGTGTGTTGTTTTTTAGCTACAGTCATTTTCCGTAATAACGAGGATCGTAATATTTTTCATCATAATCATCTTCATCTTGCCGGCGCATTCTCATTTTCCTGAGTTCAGCTTGTTCGCTTTTACGGCGCCGCTCATTATATTCGTTTTTAGAAGATTTGTCATAATAATAATCGTCATAGTCTTGATCTCGACCCTTACGAACTTTACCTGCAAACTTAGTCACCTATTTTTACTCCAATTTTATTTAAAAACAATCGTATCCGTCGGCTTTTTATTCACGGAACGACACCCTGGGTATTGTCTCGGATAAATTTGTATGTGAGACCTTTTACACCCAAATTCTTTTTGAAAATACCAATAACTACATCAGCCTCGCGTGGCTCTAATGATTCCAGCATAATCAGTAGAAGTTGCTCCCTCTTTTCGGGAGTTAATTTCTCGGCCGCAGGATCACCTTCACGGAAGAGATAAAGCCTACGCAATTCGGCATTCATGCTTGAATAAGAAACGCCCGGCAAAGTATCCGGCTTTTTATATGACTTAGGCTTGTCTTTCACAAGCCATTTAACATCTGGATGATATGCCAATTGCAGGACACTTACCAGAGTTGGTGTCCAATTTTTATGTAGAACATTTAATTTTTCTTCTTTTGAATTTGCCTCCGCAAACTCATCGAAAACTTCATATAGATTTTTTGCCATTAGAATTCCTCAATTACTTCCATCAGATTTTTAAGTTTTTTCTCCATGAAGTAATTCATCAACTTCATACGCGGAGCCGGTTTGGTGGTATTATATGTATCAATAATTGAATTTCTAATATCATCAGGAATATTACGCAAATCAATTAAAGTTTGGTTACGAGAGAAGCCGATACGAGCAGACTCATCTTCCCAACTTTCATAATCTTCATTCAATAGTTGGCCAAGTCGATTTTTGGTAATCGGCTTTTGACGCAATTCTCGGACAAAACAATCCGATGGTGAAAGGACATTTGGAATGCCATCGCCTTTGTCACCGGAGATAATTTTCTCTTTGAGTTCAATCAAAGGATTCTTTGACACAATAAATTTCTTTTGTGTTGGATTATATTGCTTGATTGAGTTTTTTAGTGTTTTACCATTATACATTTGCAATTGTAGGAAGTCACCATCGCTGGATAGGATGAGAACATTTTCTTCACCGACTTTCATAGGTGCAAGTGTGCCAATAATGTCATCGGCTTCGGCGCCACTAACATCAATAACCTTGTAGGGGAAATATTCTTTCAACTCTTGTTTGAGATTGCCTAGAATATCAAAGATGAGTTGCCAATCAAGATCGGATTTTTCTCTGGCCTTTTTTCGGCCGGCTTTGTAAAAGGGGAAAAAGTCTTTCCGCCAATACTTACGGTTGTCACAACACAAAACAATCTCACCATACTCTTTTTTGAATTGTTTAATGTGTGACCGTAGGATGTTTAAAACCATGTGTCGAACCAGATTCTCTTCCAGTTTCAGGTTCTTTTGGCCAGCAATTTGCGCCATGAGACCAGATAGCAAAACCTGGTTCAAATCAATCAAAATCATTTTATGCCTTATTTGATAACACGTAGCAGTACTATATCAGAATTAATTCTTCCTGTCAACTCTTGTTCGACGGCGTTGATTTCTGGCAACAGTTTTCTTAGGATAATTTTACCACCTTTTAGGCATTGTGGCAATACTACCTCAGGTTTCCTGACGGTTTTTTGTATTGAGGTTTTTTCATCAAAGTTGGTGATTGATGTACCTTTGATGCTCAATCCGATGGCATCAGAAGAGTTATATGCCCCAAGTTTACGGGTTTTGGTATTAAATACCCATAACTGAGAAGCACCCACAATGTCAGTAGGATTAATAGAAACAATCTTAAACCCATTGTCTTCCTTTTTAAATTGCAGTTTTTCAACAATTTTGTCAACAGGTTTTGCCTTCTTTTTCCGAGGCTTGCGTGTAACTTTGGCATTATGTGCCAATTTACCGGCGTCGGTGATAATTTTATTTAAAAGGCTAATGAATTCCTTCAATTCGGCTTTTGAAAAATTCGAATATGCCTCTTTCAAAGAATCATCTTTCGATTTGATGACCTGTTCAAGTTCACCAATCCTTGCTTGGAAGAATTTGATGATATATGGAGTATGCGCGCCTTTAATTCCTAGGCTTTGCATCAATTCGTATGGTTCGAAAACAGAAAAGTCTTTGACGAAAAGGCAATCGTCAATTGCACCTTCAATTTCGCCAATATACTCCTTTGACTTATGTTCAACTCTCTCTTGAATCGAAACTGTCGGCGTAGTTGGTTTAACTGTAACTGTTGGATTAACTTTTGTTTTTAGACCTTCAATGAATGAAGCAATCCATTGTTCATTCTTTTCTGAAAGGGGTGCGCCACGCAATTTCATGCGGCAAACAAAACCAAGATTTTGGAAATAGTCATCATCCAACTTTTCCAAGATTTCGATATCTGTTTTTGGTGCTTTAGTCTCTTTAAGATATGAGAGTGTGAATTTTTTACTCTCTTTGGTATCCGAATGATAGTTATACCAATTTAATGCTCTGGTCAGAGAAACCTCTCCTTCTTTCCAGGAAGGTTCTCCGCCAGACAATGCTTTTTCGTAATCTTTTACAGATGCGTGTCTCATGTCAAAAGTGTTTTTACAGAATCAAGGCGGAATGACCGCCATCCATTATTTTCAATATCCCAAACAGAGATTGTATTTGGATTTTCAACTCTTGGCGAGCCTTCCGTTAGGAGTTGTTGTCCCGGCGCAACACCACTAGGCATATACTCCGGTAGCAATGTGCATTTCAAGGTTCTTTCGCTTCCGTCAACTTTTGTAAACACAACGGTAACGACACCATTTTCCAAAGTTTGTTTTAATTCATGTTTGTTCATCATTTTGCAATCTTTCATAATATTCAATATAATCGGCAGCCCTACTGCTCATATGTTCGAAAACGTCTTCCAATACCGCGTCAGAAGTTGTCGTAGCCTTTGCAACAACTCCCAAGAAACCCGTATCTATCATCCTCGAAATATAATCAAGTGGTGAAATCAAAATAGCTTTAAATCTCTCGGGCATTTTTGGTGGATCTTCAGGAAAAATAATGATATCATATAAATCACCCATTTCAGATCCAACAAGTTTTTCGCCAGGATTTTTGTAACTGAAACCATCAACTTCCAAGTCGCCCTTGTGGTTGCGATAAAAATTTAAACCATCAAAATTTTCATTCTTTAAGGTTCGCAAGAATTCTCTCATTAAATGCCTTTATGTGTGACTTTCGGACTCTAACCATTATCCATGTATTGTAGTAATCGTTTGATTCCAAAACGCTACGATCAAATTGCTCTTTAGCTTCCAAATATCCACATTCACCTTTAGATTTACACAGGTGAATTATTTCTCTCTTGAAAAGCTCCACACCATGGAGTTTAACATCGTTTTGTAGTTCTGTGTTAGATCCGTAATAAGTTTGCCAGTCCGAAGAAGTTTTATACCTCTTTTTTTTACCCTTAATTACCTTTGTTTTTAGTGAGTAGAAAAATTTTTTGCCAATGTATTTTTTACCTGTCGTTAAATTGGTGATGATGTAAACAAATCCATAATTATCACCAATATCATTTTCAGTAAAATCTGCGTTGTTGTGTGTCCAGTTTAATCCCATTCCTCATTCTCATCAAGTTCATCCTCTTCTATATATTCTTCTTGGATGTCCTCGATTCTTTCGCCACAAAAGGGACAAAAGTTTGGTGTTTCATCTGACACTAATTCTTCTGCGTAAGTAAGTTCAAATGTAGAATCACAATTCTCACATTCTCCGGTTACAAGTTTTTCATTCATTTGTGGTGCTCTCCATGTTTTTCTTTTTTTGGTTCCCACTTGGCACACCAATATGTTGCTTTAACTTTAGCATCCCATTTTTTACAATGTTTAGTTCCTGCAACATAGTATCCACAATTGCTACATTTTTCGTGGCCAAGTGATGGCTGATACCTGCTTGGTAAGTTTTTTGGAATTTTTGTTCCGTCTGGATATTTTCTTTGTGCTAATGCTTCTTTAATTAAATCTAATTTGCCCATACATCTCCCCAATTTCCTTTGAGTGCGCCTTTAGCATAGTCTGTTGCACGATTTTCAAAGAAATTGGTGTGTGTCGGAGCATTAATCATTTCCTCAACCCATGGTAATGGATTGCGTTTCACTTTGAAGATACCCTTCATACCCAAACCAATTAATCGTCTATCGGCAATGTAACGAATATACTTCTTTAATTCTTCCGCAGTTAAACCTTCAAGATTGGTAATACCAAAAGCCAAGTCGATGAATTTGTCCTCAAGTTCAACCATCTTTTCTGCTATGCTATAGATT